ATATTAGAAATTTAGAAAAGGATGTATATTGTTATGACACTCCTTGCAGAGAGTCTCTCCTGATACTCCGCTGTTTATATGGTAATCGATGACCCGTGCGACCACCGCTTTCTTAACTTCAAAATCGTCAATCTTTTCATAATCATCAATGGTCATCACCTTCTTTAAAATGTCGCTGAACGATTCTCCATTATGGTGAACGTGTAAGTCTTTGTCACTTTTACAAATTTTGCACTTAAATCCGTCTCTTTCGAGAATTGGATACTTCCATGACTCATAAAGTCGTTTATCAGATCTGGCTATGTGTTGAATTGAAGAAACTCCGCCTTTCCACTGAGAAGATTGTTCTCGGTAGAGAGTTGGGATCGTCCCATCCTTTCTCATTTCAGCCATCTTTTTTGAATATTTTTTCTTTCGTTCTTTGGTAAATTTTTCTGAAATTTTCTTTCCGTAGTTGTATATTCTCTCGTCCGTCTCCTTGGTCAATCCCTTGCACCAAGGTTCTCTTTCGCCACTTTTATATTGTTGTCGGCGTGTTTCCGCAGACGCTTCTATAGCTTTTTTATTGTGGCCCCAATTGTTGTGAATTCTACTTTGGTGTCCCGCTTTAAATGACCTAAACCCCTTTAATTTATAACTCCATAACATTTTTTCTCCACAACCACATTTACACGCAGGCCACAAATTGTTTAAATAAAATTCCACATAAAACTTTGTTCCATGAATTTTGTGAATCTTTGAAGTATGTCTTCTCAACGAATCATAGTTTTCAAAATCCTTATTACACCGTTTACATTTAAATTCTTCATTCATAAATTGAAAATCCTATACCAATAAATAGTATAGGATTTTCTGATTATGTCAATCGATTATTCTTTTCTCAAAGAATTGCTTAATCGAATATAATAGTTAGAATTGGAGCACAGCGTAGTCGTAGGTGAGGGTAATATCTATCGGAATGTGATCTCCGTCGTTTGACCAATCAAGTGTTCCGAAGTTGGTTGCTCCCGAGATAAACGCACCCTTCAACGTCCATTCTTCAACCTTGTCTCCTACCGGTCCGAGCACGTTGATGGTTACATCCTTTTTATAGAAATCGGAATAACCGTCACGGCCGGTAACGGATTCATGGTGAAGTCGAATCCATTCCATGACTGCCTGAGCTCCAGATGGCGCAATTGGGTCGTATAGAGTGATTGTAATATCATCCCAGACCGTCTTACCTTTGTAATAACGTTGGATGTTGATGTGGTCCAATGTTTTCTTGGGGGTATTTGGTTTTGGACGGTCACATTTCTTGATTAAGAACGAAGGAACGCCGTCGAGATACATGATAAATCGGTTTTGGACCTTTGGCTCAAAACTTGTGTAGAATATTTCGTTGGATTGGAGTAGGTCTGCCATAGTTTTATTGATTAAATTGTTTTGTGTGAGTGTTCACGTATCAATAAATATACATTTGAAATAAAATATTGACTCTTAGGTAATTATTTGATAATTATTATACACCTTTTATACCAAAAGTCATTATGGCAAGACCGAGAAAGAATCCAGCGTTTGTTGAGAAAGTGTGTCCGACGTGCAACGTTTCCTTTAACATATCTTATCGAAAAAAAGACCAAGTGTTTTGTTCAAAAAAGTGTGCTCAGCGTCATCCCGACACCATCTCAAAAATGGCAGCCAGTCAGAAGTCTACCTATTTAAAAAAGTATGGTAAAGAACATCCAATGATGGTGGAGTCGGTAATGGATAAGTTCAAAACTTCCATGCTGAAAAAATATGGAGAATCTTCCGCATTGAAAGTTGAAAAGTTTATCGAAAAATCAAAAAAGACTAAGACGGAACGCTACGGAGACGAGAATTACAACAACGAAGAGTTGAGAAAAGCGACGTGCGTGGAAAGATACGGAGTTGATAATCCTGGAAAAATAAAATCCGTGGTGGATCAAGCGGTTAAGACTAAGCTGAACAATCATTACGACTTTTTGGTTAAGTTTTGTGACGGAGAGGGTTTGGATTTTTTGTGTGAAAAGGATAACTACAAAGGGTATCACTTTTCCCACGACTATGAGTTTAGGTGTAGGGGTTGTAAAAAAATATTTTTGAAAACCGCCTATTCTTTGAAAAACATTTTTTGCGATTATTGTCATCCCGAAAAAATTACCTCAGTGGAAAAGGAGATTTATGAATTTCTCCAATCGGTCACAGATAAAGACACTTTGATAATTCGACGGGACAGAACCGTTCTCAACGGCAAAGAGTTGGATTTCTATATACCGTCAAACAAACTTGCAATAGAGATGAACGGATTGTATTGGCACTCCGAACATGGGGGTGGAATACACAAAAACTATCACCTTAATAAAACAAAATCATGTGCGTGTCACGGAATATCTCTGTTGCACGTCTTTGAGAACGAATGGTTGGATAATTCAGATATAGTTAAATCGATAGTCAAAACTACCTTGGGTAAGTTCGATAAAAGGATTTACGCTAGAGATTGTGAAGTTGTGGTGGTTGATAACGTTGAAAAAAACTCCTTCTTAAATAAGAACCATCTTCAAGGAGAGGATAAATCCACGATTAAGTTGGGGCTTAAAAATGAAGGAGAGTTAGTTTCCGTTATGACTTTTAGAAGAACTTCCCGATTTGAGAAAAATATTGAATGGGAACTTACCCGATTCTGCAATAGGTTAAATACTTCCGTGGTCGGTGGTGCAAGCAAGTTGTTCCAACACTTCCTAAAAGAGAATAAACCAAAAATGGTGGTATCTTATTGTGACCGACGTTTCTTCTCCGGCAGAGTTTATGGTAATCTTGGATTTAAGTTTGTGAAACACACTTCTCCGGGATACCATATAATAGTAAACAAATACAAAGGATTAAGACACCGAATGGGGTTTCAGAAATACAAACTATCGAAGGTCTTGAACAACTTTGATCCGTCAAAAATAGAATGGGACAATTTGGTGAATAACGGATTGGATAGGATTTGGGATTGTGGTCACAGCAAATGGATTTTCACAAACCCTTCTGTTCAGCCAAACTAACACTCTTGTCGTAGATAGCGATTTTGAGTTTCTTGAGTTTTTCTAAAAACCCTTTACTCCTTATAAGTTTAAATGTTAAGTTTTCCGTGCTTAACTCTCCCTCAGCAGAATCCAATCCTTTTTCTCGCATTTTATAAATGTCATCCAAGAGAGCTTTTAACTTTTCCGGAGTCGGTGACTGTCCTACCTTGCTTATTTTATCGACGTATTGAGCAAAAAGTTTCTTTATACCTTCCTTGTCGATATTGACCTTCGCTTTAACTGGTCTGACCAACCACTCATTCTTTAATAAAGAAAAGATTCCCGTGGCATGGGTTTCATGTTTAACGTCTTGTATGTAGGTTTCTACCTTGTGACCCTTTATGTGTATATTGTGGTCAGCATTCCATTTCTGTTTTAATGCGTCCAAGTAGTTGGCAGTAGATTCTTTATCCGGCATTTCCAACTCATTTACGTCGATAACCAAATGAACATCAATATCACTTTCTGGTGTCCAATTATAATTAGCTGAACTGCCTATTATTATAATGTCCTGCAGCTTTGCTTTTATATCTACCTCTTCGTAAAAGTCTTTGGCTATCTTTAAAAGGTGTTCTCTAACTTCAGCGTGCAAAGATTCGCCAGTTGCCCATATGTCTGGATTTAGTTTAGAGTTATATATTCTCTGATTAAACATATCGTAAAAGTTGTTTTATAGTATCTCTTGCAGACGTGTGGTGTATTCCGATGCCGCCTGCACCTATCCACTCCTTGACGTTTCTATCATAGTCGTCCACGAGGATTTTATTTCCCCAAGCATATTTCTTTTTATCTCTGGCAGAATCTACTATAATTATGTTACTGTTTGGGATCTTATTTAAAAATCCATGGCGTTTCAACCACTTCAGCTTTCCTTGTTTTACTACGTTTGAACCATGAACTTTCCTGCACGAAGAACTCAGGATTCCTATTCTCAGGAAATTGGAAAACACATACTCTTTTAAGATTTCCATATCTTTAGTAGGATTGAGATTTTCCCAAAAGTACGAACCTTGGTCTAATATAAAATTCCAATACTTTTTCTCTCCGACTTCCTCTTCGTAATCATCAGGGTGCTTTCCAGTAAGCTGATTGAAGTCCTCTTCAAAAGTGCAAAGGACTCCATCCATATCTAACATTATCGTCATATCAGCAGATTTCATATTAAAAGAATCATACTTCACATATAAATAGTTGACAATTTATTTTAAGTAACTAATGTACAAGCAAATAAGCAAATGCAAGCAACAACAAGCATATAAGCAACTCTAAGCAAATAAGCAGCTTGTACAGGAGTTATTTTAATACCAACTTGAAAGAGAATCCGTTGAAGGTGTATCGGTTGAGGTAAAATTCTTCAAAGGAATCCTGGTTTAAAATTTCATCGAAATAGAAGGAAGATAATTGGGGAGCAGAAGAAACATGACTCAATTTTTCGTCATCATATTCCACAAATTCAGTATAAGAATTTGTTCGTTTCATACTGAATAATAAATATTAAATTAAAGGAGTCGATTACATTTTATTTTTTGAAAATTAGGATTTATGCCAATCGAATTTTAGGTGTCCACAATCCCAAATTCTATCATATCCATTCAGTTGCATATTTTCCCACTCAGTCAAATCTTCTTGAAAATTATGCAACAAATTTTTCAATTTATGCTTCTGAAAAAAAAGTCTATTAATTGGGGTCCCTTTATTTTTGTGGAAATAGTGATACCCGACCGGAGTGTTTTCGACAAAAGACATACCTATTTTTTTGTATAACTCGCCTGTAAACAGTCTTCGGTCGCTGTAGGTCACAATCGATTCTACATCATAGTTTTTTATGAAATGATTGAACAGTTTTGATGCCCCACCGATTACGTTCGTATTAATAAAGTTACAATACCTAGATAATTCATATTGATAGTGTTTATCATACCTAGACTTAACAAATGTCATCAAACAAACCAAGTCATCTTTGTCATATAAACCTAAACGAACCGAAGAAGTATCGTCTCCCTGTATATGATTTTTCATCAAAAATTTCTTTTTATCTTCATTGCCGACTTCTTTGATAACACATTTTCTTGCATGGATCTTATTAGATTTTCCTATCTTACTGAGTAATATACTTTTTATTAAATCTGGTTTACATCTCCATTCCCAGTCCCACACATGAATTAAACTGACCCCTTCATCTAACGACATGATGGTTTTATTCAAATGATATTCCTTACTCTTGCCTCCCGAGATTTCACTATGCCAATATATTCCGTCACACTCTATCCCAAATTTAAACTTGGGCACAAGTATATCAATTTCTTCACCTTTTAAAATGCTTCGGTCGTTTCTATCAGTGGTAACTCCATAAGAATTCAGAAAGTCCACAATCTCCGATTCAACTTTTGATTTAAATCGATTATGCGGGTAACACACCAAACAACGAGGAATGTTTCCTGAATACAAATTATCTTCAAATTCGTTGCCGCAAACACAACATTTAAATTTATACAAATTTCTATATCCACTGCCAATATACTCATCTTTTTCAAACAAAGGAACAATCACATTTTTTAACCTATCTCCGAAAAAAATGTCATCCACAGTTTCTTTAATCTTAATCTTTCGTTTCAAATCTTTTACAGATTGTAACTGAGACACGTTTTCTACACCGTTTTTTGATAAGAAGTTTTTATATTTCTGAGAATTAAACCCAGTTTCACTCCGAGAGTTTCGTTCTATAGTCTTACTCAAAGTATTTGGAGACACATTCATTCCGTATTTTTCATTATTAGTTTGAAGCATCTTTTCTCTGTTATTATAATTTTCGTCTCCGTATTTTTCCAGTTTAGTTTTTTTTCCTTTCTCTAAATTATTATAGTTCTCATCCCCATATCTTTCTAACAGAGTTTCTTTCATTTTTGAAACCATATTGTCATAAGACCCGCTTTCTCTTTTTTGTTTTATCTTCTCTTTAACGCTCGGCAATTGAGACGGATGAAACACACCATATTTTTTATAAAAGGCTTCCCTAATTTTCTTACCACGTTCTGTCATATACAACACTCCTAATCTTGTTGATAAATATTAAGAAACAATCACAAAAAGTCAAAGACAAAACTAATTCAGTTTTGTCTTTGACGTGAGTATTTAGTTTATGTATTAAGCCCCAGGGAAAACTGCGCCTGTAGGAAGAATATTGAAGTCGAGGATGATAAATTCAGCCGTCTTTGAAGGCTGGAGATAAATCTGTCCATAGAGAATATTTCTGTCAACCAAGTCAGGGGTGTTGTTCGATTCATCCATTACAACTTGGAAAGCATACAAACCACTTCTCTGTTGAACGCTTTCGAGATAAGGATTTACGATTCCCAAGAACTTGTTTCGAGTAGAAGCAACGTTCTGTTCAAACACGAGGAACTTGGATGAAGAAGCGATGAATTTCTTCAAAGCGATCAACAACCTACGAACGTTAACTCTGTCGGTAGCACTTGGAGCAACCTGTAAGGTCTTTTGTCCCCATACCGAGATTCCCTGTCCAGGGAAGGCAGCGATAGGATTAACACGTCCCTCATACAGTGTGTCTCTTTCCTGATGGGTGAGTCTGTCCAAGACTTGAACTGCCTGAGTGATTCCTCCACGATTCAAACCGGCTGGAGCAAACCATTCGGCAGCACTGTTGTCGTTGGCTGCGTATACAGCAGGCAACACAACCGATGGAGGAACGCTTACAATTCTATTCAAGTTTGTGTCCAAAATCTTGACCCACGGATAATAAGTAGCAACATAATTGCTGTCGTAGGTTTCGGCCTGAGCAACAGCAGCGTCAATCAGTCCGGTGCTTTGGTTAGAAGCAGGGAACACTACGTTATCCATGATATAGAAACAGTCACCACGAGCTTCACACATATCGATAACCAAGTTGGTTACGTATGAGTGGAGACTTGAGAAGATACCTGGGGTTACGATAAGGTTAATATCGAACTCGTCAGCGTTACCAAGGGCTGCCACACATTGTTTGTAAGCCACGCTTCCTGCACTGTTTATGTTTGTGCAGTTCAAACCTTGAGTATTTCCTGCAATGATATCGGAACCGATATTGATAGGAACGGCCGGCCACTGACCATCGAATCCACCCTGTAAGCCCATGATGAACTTACGTTTCTTTACGTTAGTTACTTCATCAGCAGCAATATAATAAGATGGAACTCCATTTCCAGCGGTCACACCACTTGAACTATAATTCGTTTCAAGGTCGAAGTCTTCGTTTTCTCCGTTAGAATCACTTGAACCAAACGAAGGCAACGGCGAGAAATACTGTTCATTGTCTCGGTCACAACCGACTCCCGAAGAAGCCGTAGGATACAAGGCAGCAAGTTCAGAACTTGCGCCGACAGGAACATCGCCTATCATAACTCCTGAAGCATATTTTCCTGGAGCTTCACTGTAGGTCGATGCCTTAGTGTATCTCATTGGAGGCAAGAAGTTACTGTAGTTACTGTTGATTGGGGTTGCGTAAGCACGGAATCCATAAGGAACGGCAGCCACAGGAATTGTGTCTGTGTTCATTTCTATACGGATGTATTTGCTCAAGGTGGAGTATGTTCCAAACTCAATTATTTTACCTGCGAAGGTTATGTAATTATATTTGTCACCTATTCTACGAGCAACGAAGTTTGCCGAATTTGGATCAAGATTCAAATTCTGGAACATTTCAAGAATCTTAGGACGCTTCTCGGTGTCACTGTAATCACGAACAGATAGTGTGAAGGAACCGTAGTCAGAGCCAGGAACCTGTCCAGCCAATCTTACGTTGCTTATTTCTATCTTGAATCGGGTATTCTCGGCAGTTCCATCACCCAAAGTATGAACCTTGAACAGATTATACTTAGTAGAAACCGCTGTTCCAGCAGCGCCTCTCCAAGGAGCGATGGTCTGAGAAGTTACCCACGGAGTAGAAGCATGAGTCAGAGAGAAATCACTGTCAGCGGTAGCTGGAGTCAAAGAAGCGGCGTCAGTGAAGTTAAGAACATCACCAACTCGTGTCTGTCCTTCAACCGAAGTTCCCATTCCAATCATCCAGTTTTTCTTATTTGCATTTACTTTTGCAATGCTGTCTTCAAATATACGGTAGATATATGCGGCCTCAATCTTCTGACCACTTACCTGAGTTGAAGGATTTCCAGCGGTAGCATCAGCACCGAACACGGAAGTAATATACTTTGAACTGTTAGGATCGAGGGAGAAATCGTAGTTTCCGAAACCACCACCAGCAGAAGCACTCAATTGTATTGAGAAGTTCAATGTGGTAGCTCTTTCAGCTATACCGGCAGGTCCAGAGGATGCCGTTACCGTAGAAAGTATCGAACCACTGAAACCAGGAACACTCAAATCACTTGTGGTCTGGGTAGCGTTACGGGTATTAGCGAGAACAGCCAAAATCTGAGGCAATTCAGCACTTGAAGTTGAAGCACATGGGTCAGCACTTACAACGCTGGAAGAAGTAAAGTTTCCAGTGTATGGTCCGAAGGAACCGCTTACCTGACCAGCGGATAGATACAATACAGTTCCACAACCACCGGAGGAACGATATGCCTTAACTACGGCGTTGTTTAGCTTCAAAGCAGTTCCGCTAACCACATCAAATGTAGAAGATGCGGTCACGTTCAACTGAGTGAAACTCATTGAGAAGTTAGAAGTAGTTTCGGTGGATTCCAACAAAGCTTGAGCGAACTTCTCGGCAGCAGTCTTTGTTTTATTTCCTTGGAAGCTTGAAGTTATGTAAACGTTTGTAGCAGAAACGCTCTGTGAAATTACCGTTCCGACAGTCACGGTGACACCGGCGTATTCCAAACTACCGGATCCGGCGGGCAAGAATGAACCGGTATTGTTTTCAAACGTTACAATGAAATTAGCACTCATCGACACGCTCGCGGAGGTATGACCGGCAGCAAATGAGGCGGAGTGGGTAGAAATTATGTCAGTTATCGTGGTTGCGCCATCTACGCTTTGGAGATAAGATGGGATGGAATTTCCTGTAGAGCCAGTTTCAACTGAAGCAGATACTTCAAGTCGGCTCCAAGTTCCGGGAATTGCGTATATAAGCAATGGGTTATTCTGTTTGTATCCGGTCAAGGAACCGACACGACAAACAGTTACTTGTCCCTGTTCTTTGAGATACTCCTTAGCGGTGTAAGGGCCATAAAAAACCCCATCGGCTACACCGAACTTCTCTTCCAACTCAGCAACGCTTCTTACTAAAGTTGGTGCAAATCCTGGGCCACGTCCAAACGGAGCTACAATCGCACCGCCAATGTCGGCCACACCCTGAGCCAATCCGCTCAAGTCGTTCTCTCTAGTAAATACTCCGGGACTAACGACACGGTCCACTGGATTAAAACGTCCACCTTCTGTGATAGGCATAAATTATATTCCTTTCAAATTGTTAAAATAGATTCACCAAAATCTAAATATAAATATACTCAAATTTTTGAAACCTTAACTATTTATAGGATTATTTGGAGGACGGAGAAAAAGTCCCATCTTTTAAATTAAGTGTCCCATCCCCGTATTTGGCACTCAATGAATCCAACAATTTTTCTTCTTCTTTTTGTAACTCTAAATACTCGGCTTTAGCCTTTTCTTCGGATTCATTTAGATTTTTTATAGACTGATCTATCGACATTCTCTCTAAATTCAGTTGACCAAAGAATATAAGTTTTTCTTGATACTTTAACTGCAAATCCTTTATCGCTAACAACTCTTCCTCTGAAAATTTTTGTTGGTTCATATTGTTTGTTTTGCCTCGCTTCTCTTTTGAAGTTCCTGATTAATTATATTAAGCTGACTCTTATAAAACTCTAAAGCAGCTATCGCATCGTAGGCCAAAGCTTTCAACTCTATGTCAGAGAACTTATCTAAATCCGTATTATTTTTCATATAACATATATAGTCGAAAAAATTGTCAACTATTTTTTTTATTGTTCTTTTGCCGAATTGACTGACGCGATAAGGGCGTCAAGTTTAGCAGAAACGTCAGGAACATCCCTATAGGTTATTACATCACGGACAAATTCCCATGCAGCCTCTCCCCTTTCATCAATCATTTGATTGAAGTAACTATTAGCCATTCTTTTCAATTGATCCACCGCATATTGTTCATCGGTTACAGAATAAGAGGTCCGGTCTTGTTCAGGCATAACAAGTTGAGCAGAATCGTGGATGGCTTTAGCTTTAGCATTAGCGAAAGCAAAGCCTGCGGATTGTTGATCAGTCGGTGTAAACGTTATCGTATTCATAATATAAATCTATTAGTTAATTGTCTCTAAAATAAGATTGGTGCAAGTGATAGTATTGCCAGCATCAGCCGTGTCCCACTGAGCAGTGATGCTTAATGAGTGGGCTATGGTGGTATCTATAGTTACAGGAGCGGTATGAACCATTCCATACCAAGTTCCAGAAGAATGAATTTCTTCGTAAGAACCCTGACCGATTATGGTTCCTGAGGCTCCGTCCGTTTGACACGTAAGCAACGCCTCACAGTTCCACGTAGCATTAGTTCCGTTTCCGGAAGCCACATTACCGGTGGTTAAGATTTCAACGCCGTTAAGCCTTAGTCTCAAATTTATGTTAGGTGAACTTGTGCTGCTATGATAACCCATTGTTTTGACCTTTATAGTTTTTCCGATAGTCAGAAAATCGGCAGGTAACATAAGCGTTCCAATTCCAGAACCGGTCACAGCAAATTCATCAGTAGTATTCTCCACGGTAACAGAACCGGTCTGAACAAACAAAGTCCCATTAAAGGTTTGAGTGACTCCCGCGACATATCCACTCAAAGCTTTTCGTGTATAGTCGTTCCAAATATCACCGTTATTTGGTGAAGTCGGAGCACTTCCCGACCTAATACGAAGTGGAGCAGAACTTGTAGTATTGGATGCAATATCGACATAAGAAGTAGGAGACGAGGTTCCAACCCCCATCTTTCCGTTAAACAAACCATCTCCAGCGGCAAAAGCAGTGTAATCCGAGTCATCGGCTAACCTTAAACGAAGTTCCGTGCCGTTATTTATAAGAGCAGGACAGTTAACATTAGAACCGCTGAACATCAACGTCCGAAGGGCCAGATCACGATAATTTAAATTAGAAGTACCATCGTTGACGCAGACGACTCCGGCCGAAAGTCGACCAATGCCCGTGTCTTGTTGTCCGACTTGAGCCTGATCGCCAAATTCGCTCCAAGTTACAAGTGAGCCAGAACGCCAAATGACGCCACCGTAGCCGAGTCCTTCACTGTTACCCCAAACAAGTTGGAAGCTGCCGAGAGCCGTATCGTTATCACTCGTGAGTCCTCCGCCGCCCGAAGAATAAACTGCTCCATAACGGTCAACGTAGGCAGTTCCGTCGGCACCTTGGAAATTAACATTTGACACTCCAGCCGGAACCAAGTTGAGAGGAATGTTATCGTCCTCCGAACCACCGGATTCAGCCAGCAGATTGACGTTCGCGGCGGTCACAGAGAGTGTACCGCGAACGTAGTTCGACCCACCTCCACTATATGTACCATAAACACGGAACGTCTGTGCGGTTGTTCCATTTCGTTGTCCAATGTAGTTGTCAGCGTCCTTGTAGAAGGCCGCACCGATGTCTGTAAGATTGCCTGTTTGGAACCCGGTTCCCCAACCAATAGCGAACTCCCCGGAACAGAGAAAGCGTCGAGTAGATGTATCTACGCCAATCCGCATTTCCATACCTCCGTATTGCCCCACGAACCGGATTTTCTCCGAGTCACCTGACGTAATCGAAGCACCGGTTCCAAACTTGAACTGCGAGGCTCTGATAGCTGTGTAATCTGAATCGTTGGCCAAACGCACTTGAAGGTCAGTGCTGCTACGTTTGAGTGCGGGATATAAGGTTGTGACACCACCGAAAGCGGTAACACTCGTCCCACTCATCTGTGCCAACCCCGTCACCATCATTGTAGGCAGGACAACGGTGCCAGAACCACCAACTACGAAGCGGAATCCCATGTCACCTCCGGTGTAGTCCCCTGTCTTATAACCCATAAATCTAACTTCGTGAGCATCTGCGGTAATTTGACCCACAGACATCCCATCACTGTCTTCAAATCCGACGAGGCTGTAACCAACTCCGCCATCTACCGTTATGTAGGACGAACGAAACGGTGCTAAGGCTGAGTCGTTCCCAAATCTCACCTGTAACTCTGCCCCATTACGCTTCAACGCAGGATAGCTCACGGTCGATCCGCCGAACTTTGTCAAGCTCGCGGCATCCAGAGTCAACGCCCCCGTCATCGTTCCGCCGGCCAATGGTAGATATGCACTTGCTGACACAGCAAAGCTTGAAGAAACCGACCAACTTGAGGTTATGTTGTGCGAACTTCCGGTGGAGAAGTTTGGAGCATTTAATGCGTAAGATGCAGAATAAACTATACCTGATATATTTGATGAAGTTACATAACTAGCAGTATTCGACAACTCCGTAGCAAGGGCATAACTTCCGGATGTAGAATATGCTGCGTTGCTTGAACTCAACGAAACCGAAGAGGTGTTTGCGTAACTTGATGTTATTATCGGACCGAATAATCCGGAAGAACTTATATAACTTGCCGTAACCGCAAAACTAGAACTAAGCGAATAACTGCTTGATATTGAACTTGTAGCCCAACTGCTTGTTATAAAATATCGACTTCCTGTTTCAAGTGTAGTTCCTCCTGCCGAGGAATTCATTGCGTAACTGGCGGAAACTGCCCAACTTGCGGTTATGTTATGTGAACTTCCTGTTGAGAAATTAGGTGCGTTTAATGCGTAGCTTGAAGAAACTGAAGAGTAAACTACACCGACTATGTTTGATGCCGTTATGTAGCTCGCTGAAATCGCTCTCCACGAATCTAAACTATAACTTCCAGATGTGGAATATGAGGCATTGCTTGAACTGATAGACACTGATGAAGTGTCTGAGTAGCTTGATGTAATTATGGTTCCAACCAATCCAGAAGAACTTAAATAGCTGGCCGTCACAGCAAAGCTAGAAGTCAAGGAATAACTGCTGGAAACTACCTTTTCAGCCCAGCTGGAGGTTATATTGTAACTGCTTCCAGTTCCAAGTGTGGTTCCACCATCAGCAGAGCGTATTGCATAACTCGAAGAAACCGACCAACTAGACGTTATATTATGCGAACTTCCCGTAGAGAAGTTCGGTGCATTTAATGCGTAACTTGAAGTTACAGAGTGGCTTGACGACATTGCATAACTTGCTGATGTCGCCCAACTTGAAGTTATACTATGCGAACTGCCCGTAGCAAAATTTGGTGCATTTATTGCGTAGCTTGCTGACACCGACCAGCTGGAAGTTATGTTATGAGAACTTCCGGTGGCAAAATTTGGTGAGTTAAGTGCGTAACTAGCTGACGCAACTATACCAAATATATTAGATGACGTAATGTAACTTGCCGTTGCTGCCAGTAAAGAATAACTGGAAGTCACGCTCGTCAAGGAATAGCTGCTCGACTCGGTTGGGGAACCAGGAGCATAGCTAGCCGAGAGTGCCTGAGAGGCCCAGAGAGCATAACTTGACGTTTCTGTAGGTGCTCCAGGAGCATAACTTGCCGACAATGTCCGTGAGGAATAACTTGCAGAAGTCACCACACCATACACATTAGATGCGGTAACGAAGCTAGACGAATCTGAGTTTACTGAATAACTGCTTGATATTGAACTTGTAGCCCAACTTGATGTGATGTTATACTTACTTCCCGTCTCCAACGTTGTGCCGCCAGCGGAAGAATTCATCGCATAACTTGCGGATACAGCCCAACTTGAAGTTATATTGTGAGAACTGCCTGTGTCAAAATTAGGAGCATTCAGTGCGTAGCTAGCTGACGATACTATTCCAAATACATTGGAAGAAGTTATATAACTAGCTGTAATCGATGAATTTGAATTCAATGAATAACTTCCGGACGTAGAGTATGCCGCGTTGCTTGAACTCAATGAAACCGAAGAGGTATTTGAGTAACTTGCTGTAGCTATGGTTCCAACCAATCCAGAAGAACTCAAATAACTTGCGGACAACGCTTGATTTGCGTTCAAAGAATAACTTGCGGTGGTCGAAAACAACGCATTACTGGAGCTTACCCCCACACTCGAAGTTATTGAATTTACCGACCAACTTGAAGTTATATTGTGAGAACTGCCGGTAGCAAAATTAGGTGCGTTGATAGCGTAACTTGCTGACGTAGCCCAACTTGCGGTTATGTTATGAGAGCTGCCGGTTGCGAAGTTCGGTGCATTTAATGCGTAGCTTGAAGTATTGGCCCAGCTGGCAGTAATGTTATGAGAACTTCCTGTAGCAAAGTTAGGTGCATTTAACGCATAACTTGAGGTAGTTGACCAACTAGAAGTTATGTTATGAGAACTTCCTGTGGCAAAATTCGGAGCATTAAGAGCATAGCTTGCGCTAATTACTGTTCCTTGGATGTTTGAGGATGTTACATAACTTGCCGTCAATGAGTTGGAAGACCAGCTCGACGTTATGTTATGAGAACTTCCTGTGGCAAAATTCGGAGCATTCAGTGCGTAACTTGCCGAAGTGACAGTTCCAACCACGTTTGCTGATGAAACGTAACTAGCTGTAGACGAATTTGAAGCCCAGCTCGAAGTTATATTATGGGAACTACCTGTAGCAAAATTAGGAGCATTGAGAGCATAACTTGCCGACGGAACTACACCAAAAACGTTTGAAGAAGTTACATAACTTGCTGTATTTGCCAACTCAGAAGCAAGGGAATAACTTCCTGACGTAGAATAAAAAGCGTTACTTGAACTCAGTGATACAGACGATGTATTTGAATAACTTGCAGTAAATATCGTGCCAAATATATTGGAACTGGTCACATAACTCGCAGTCAGAGAGTTAACAGAATGACTGCTTGACAAGGAACTTGTGGCCCAACTTGATGTGATGTTATACTTGCTTCCTGTAGCTATATTAGGTGCATTCAGTGCATAACTGGATGTCACAGAATAACTTGCCGAGGATTGTATTCCCACGTAACTTGCAGTCAACGTGAAGGTGGACCAGCTCGAAGTTATATTATGTGAACTACCTGTAGCAAAATTAGGAGCATTCAACGCATAACTAGCAGAAGTTACCGTTCCCACAATTCCACTGGAAGATACAAAATCTGCCACGCCTGTTCGTGAAGCATAACTGCTTGAAATTGACGAAGTTGCCCAACTAGACGTTATGTTATATTTGCTTCCTGTGGCTATATTAGGTGCATTTAAAGCATAACTCGACGAAATCGATGACTGAATGTTTCCTACTATTGCGGAAGAAGAAACGTAACTTGCCGACAAAGAATTTTGTGCCGATGAAGCAAAACTGCTGGATATAGACCTACTACTTGTTATGTTATATGAACTTCCTGAAGCTATATTAGGGGCATTTAATGCGTAACTAGCAGAAACTACCATTCCTACGATATTCGATGACGTTATATAACTGGATGTCAAAGATTCTGTCGCCCAGCTTGAAGTTATGTTATAAGAACTACCGGTAGCAAAATTAGGAGCGTTTAATGCGTAACTTGAGGTTACGGAGTAACTGGACGTCGATTGTGGTGCGACGTAACTTGCACTGACCGCATTGGTGGACCAACTTGATGTAATATCGTAGGAACTACCGGAAGAAAGGGTGAATCCATTTATTACAAAGCTTGAGGTTCCAGCAAAACTTGCAGTATTTGTTAACTGAGAATAACTTGAGGTTGCTACCCAACTTGCCGACTCTACCGTAAACAGAGAACCTAGTTGGGTATTT